AGGAGACAATCTTCTGAATAAGATACGGTACATGGTGACAGCATGTGGGTGTAGCTTTATAATACTGGATCACATATCTATTGTGGTATCAGGTATTGAAGAGGGTGATGAGAGGAGAACTATTGATAACCTAATGACTAAGTTACGAGGTTTAGTTGAAGAGGTAAATTGTGGGTTGGTGCTAGTGTCGCACCTGAAGAGACCTCAAGGTAACAAGGGTCATGAGGATGGAGCACAAACAAGTATGGCTCAACTTAGAGGTTCAGCTTCCATAGGCCAATTATCTGATATAGTGATTGGGTGTGAGAGAGATCAGCAAGGTGAAGACCCAGATCGGACTACAGTTAGAGTGTTGAAGAATAGATGGACAGGAGAGACAGGTATAGCTTGTGAACTAGACTATAACCATAAAACAGGTAGGTTATCTGAGGTACCAGTAGATGAGACACCATTTGATGAGGAGGAAGTAGATGAGAGTTGGTCTGGTGATAGCACGAGGTTCTGATGGAATTGTTTGAAACACTACACACAGATAGTTGCTCAATATGTGGACAGAACTCACAATTTATGGATGATGGTGTTACTGGTATGTTTGGTAACATTCCAGTTACGTTCTGTCAATTATGTTTAGACTCAATGATTGCAATGGTGCAAGATTTAAGTGGGGGAGAAGATGAAGACATGTGTATTTGATATAGAAACCGATGGACTACTAGAGGAGTTTACTAGAGTACATTGTTTAGTAATCTATGATATAGAAGAAGATAGGCTATGGTCTTTTGTGGGAGAAGAAATAATAGACGGACTATTTTTGCTGAAAAATTTTGACACGATTATAGGACACAACATTTTAGGGTTTGACCTTCTTGCTCTGAAATCGTTTTTCAAATGGGAACCAGAACCAACACAAAAGATAAGAGACACATTGGTATGGTCTAGGTTAGTGTACCCAGACAGAGCAAAGAGAGACTTCAACAACCAAGCCATTGATAAAGACCAGTATGGTAGACACTCACTTAAGTCGTGGGGTCAGAGGTTGAACTTTGATAAAGGAGAGTTCACAGACTTTGAAGAGTTCAGTCTTGAGATGGTGGAGTACTGTGAGAATGATGTTCAACTTAACTATAAACTGTACTGTAAGTTACTTGAAGCAAAGTTTCCAGAGGATTCAATACAACTGGAGCATGACATACACACTATCTGCTTACGACAAACTGAAAACGGATTTCCTTTTGATGTTGAGGGGGCATCCAAGTTATACGCACAACTAGCAGAGAAGAGAGACAAGCTACAAGGTGAGTTGAGGAAAGTCTTTGGTTCTTGGATTGTTGATGAGGGTTCAAGAAAGAATGGTACTTATAACAAGGTTAAGATTGTTGACTTCAATCCTAACTCACGGAAACATATAGCTAAAAGATTAACAGAGTTAAGAGGTTGGAAGCCTAAAGAATTTACACCAACCAATGAGCCAAAGGTAGATGAGAATATACTATCTAAGCTACCCTATCCAGAAGCAAAGCTGATGGCGGAGGCATTCGGTGTGAATAAATTAATAGCTCAATTATCAGAGGGTAAACATGCTTGGTTACATCACGAAAAGAATGGCAAGATTCACGGATCAGTTAATACAATGGGTTCAATCTCTAGTAGATGCTCTCACTCCCATCCTAATATCGGTCAGGTACCTAGTGTCAAAACACCATACGGGACAGAGTGTAGGAAATTATTCTATGCTCCACAAGGCTTCAGTCTACTTGGATGCGACATTAGTTCTCTTGAAATTAGGGTTGTGTCTCACTATCTTGCTTCTTTTGATGGTGGTCGTTATGCTAAGACTGTGGTTAGTGGTGATATTCACGAAGCTAACCGAAAAGCTGCTGACCTTCCTAGTAGAGATCAAGCTAAAACTTTTATCTATGGTTTATTGTATGGTGCCGGAGAGGCTAAGTTGGGGCAGATTGTGGGAAAAGATAAAGGAGAAGGTAGGAAACTAAAGAACAGATTCTTTAGGAAAGTACCAGCATTTAAGAAACTAAGAGAAGAAGTATTCAGGAAGGCGGAGAAGGGATACCTATTTGGTATTGATGGAAGGAAGGTTCCAGTAAGATCAACACACTCATCACTTAATTCTTTATGTCAATCAGCAGGTGCTATTGTATGTAAGAAGTGGGTGGTTGAGTTCCACAGGTTGATGAAAGAAAGAGGATACACAGAGGACAAAGACTACCAACAAGTTGCTTTCATCCACGATGAGATACAAGTGCTTGTTCGTGAAGGACTTGAAGATGAAGTAGGAAAGATTGCAGTAGAGGCAATCACTAACTCAGGTAACCTTCTTAACTTGAGGGTACCACTAACAGGTGAGTACACATTCGGTTCTAATTGGGCTGAGACTCACTGATATTAAAGGGGATAAATGAAATTACTAATTGATGGTGACATACTAGTTTATAAAAACTGCTGTGTCTGCGAAAAAGAGGTTGATTGGGGTGATGACATATGGACTTTACATTGTGATTTCAAAGATGTTAAAGGATTAATTGATTCAGAAATCAACCAACTTAAAGATAAGTCGGGTGTTACAGATGTTGTTATGTACTTAAGTTCACACAGTAACTTCCGAAAAGATCTCAACCTAGATTATAAAGTTAAGAGAGTGGGGTCTAGGAAACCAGTGTGCTACAAACCCGCACGTAAGTATATAAAAGAATCTTATGAAACAAAACAATCTAAATGGTTAGAAGCTGATGACCTTTTAGGTATAGACACAACTAGTAATCCAGAAGAAACATGTATAGTTTCTACTGATAAAGATTTACTAACTATTCCGGGTAATCATTGGGACTTTGAGACTGAGGTTATCTATGATATATCAAAAGATATTGCAGAGAAAAACTTTTATAGACAGGCATTATCAGGTGACCAAGTAGATGGGTACCCCGGATGCCTTGGTGTTGGTGTTGTTACTGCAAACAAAATACTTGAAGAAGCAGATAAGAATAAGGATAGCCGTTGGGATGTAGTACTAAAGACCTATAAGGAGAAAGGTTTTGATGAGGAATATGCTTTACTCCAAGCACGGATGGCATACATACTACAGAAGGAACAGTTTAATGGGATAGATAAGTACCCTTCACTTTGGGAACCACCAGTAAAGGAATAACATGACTAACTATAGTTTAGATGAGATAGAAAGGAAGGAATCTCAGAAACAAAGACAACAAAGAGTACATGGGTTAGATGAACGGTATAGTTCAAATGAAGGATTCGGGAGAGATGACCAAGACAATATTAAAAACATATTACGGAACACACCTAAATCCTCTAAGCCATGTCAGCAGTGGGATGCACAAACTCAGAGTTATGTTCCAGTATATGAGGATGAGGATGTGACAAGTCCTAAACACTACATCGGGTTAGGTATTACACCTCTTGAATACATAACTGCTAATGAGTTAGACTTTCTAGAAGGTAATGTGGTTAAGTACATTACTCGATACCCACATAAAGGTGGAATAAATGATTTACTAAAGGCTAGAACATACTTAGAGAAACTTATTGAACGAGAGACAAATAAATCATGAGCACTACATTACCCACACAATACCAACAATACATCCACCTCTCAAGGTACTCACGTTGGGACTACAACAAGAAAAGAAGAGAGACATGGGAAGAAACAGTAGATAGATATTTTAGATTCTTTAAAGGCCACCTTAAAGAGAATTGTGGATACACAGTAGATAAGAAATTAGAGACCTCACTAAGGAGCGCAGTACTTAACCTACAAATTATGCCTTCAATGAGGTGTTTGATGACTGCAGGAGATGCTTTAGATAAAGAGAATATAGCTGGTTATAATTGTGCTTACCTACCTATTGATTCTCCTAGATCATTTGATGAATTACTTTACGTTCTCATGAATGGTACAGGTGTTGGGTTCTCAGTTGAGTACAAGTACACTAGTTTACTTCCGTTTGTACCTGAGACTTTACATGAAACTGACACAGTTATAGTTGTTAGAGATTCTAAGTTAGGGTGGGCTAAAGCATTCCGAGAACTAATCTCTTTACTCTACTCTGGTTTGATACCTAAGTGGGACATGGGTGGGGTTAGGAAAGCTGGATCACCTTTAAAAACCTTTGGTGGTAGAGCAAGCGGCCCTGAACCTTTAGAAGACTTATTTAGATTCACTGTCCGTACCTTTAAAAATGCAACCGCTACTAAACTAACCCCACTACAATGTCATGATATAGTATGTAAGACAGCGGAGGTGGTAGTAGTAGGCGGAGTTAGAAGGAGTGCTTTGTTATCCTTAAGTGATGTAGGTGATGAACAAATGCGTACCTGTAAATCTGGAGAGTGGTGGGGTATACAACCTCAACGTGCTTTAGCTAACAACTCAGCTAATTACCATA